TACCCACTTGTCTTACAGAGAAAGTAAATGGTGGACCGACATATTGAATGACATATGCTGATGAATCGGTTAGTACTAAGGTATAATCTTTACCAGATACCGCTCCAACAATAACATTGCCTTTATCGAGTCTAAACGTTCCTGCGGTATTGGTTGCAGTTGGAGTGTAGGTATTAAAATCTTCTTGATTTGAAAATCTTATAAACATTGGATCTTGAGTGGAAGGTGTTCCAATGGTTGTTTCAGTTCCAAAATGAAATACATGTCGATCTCTATCGGATACTTGTGTCAGTCTTGTTTTAGTTGGTGCACCCGACATAACCGTTGCTCTAGTGGTTCTTGGATTTGATGCTCCGGCGTCCCAAGTATAAGTTTTACCATTATGAATAGTTGCAATTAATATTTGACCAAAGTTATCTAGTGACCAGAGACCGGGATCAAGAATTACATTAGTTGTTGATCGCTCTGTTCCCCAAGTAGAATCTCCCCAATAAGAAGTACCCCAACCAAAGTTAGCTGTTTGAAATGTTGGACCGACAATAACATAAGGATCAATTTGAGCAGAACCAGTGCCTGATGTTGTTGATGCAGAATTAGATGGCATCGTAATATCAAAAGTATTAGTGGTAACATTACTAATTTCAAATGTGTTGTCTTCAAAATCAGATGTAGCATATCCTGATCCAGTTGGAACAGTAACACTAGAAAAAGTTACATATCGTCCATCTTCTAGTCCATGTGATGTTTTATTAACCGTAACCGTTGCTGAACCGGTTGTTGCATCAAAGGTTGCTCCTGTGATTGCGGTATCTAATGGAGTAATGTCATAAAACTGACCATTGTAATAAATAAATAATCCTTGAGAGGTACCGATCGCTGCATATTTTTCCCCTGCTAAAGATATAAAAGTATGTTGCGCTCTTGCTGCTCCAGGTAAAGTTCTATTAGAACCGGTAAGTTGTGACCAGCCACCTATTTTCTCAGGTAAACCGTATCTGAATCTGACAAAGTCTCCATCAATCCATTGAGACTCGCCACCTGATTCGGTGACTTGTTTATTGAAACCCGGTTTGAAATTAAGTTTTTGTAGCATAATATGCCTTTATAAACCGTTTTGACTCTAAGATAAAGTTAAATATCTAGAGGGGATGCTAGAGGTTTAGCACATTAATGAACAAGGGACTAAAAAAGACCCGTCTTCGTAAGTTTCTATTACTGTTGTTGATAATACTTTTGCAAATGTACTTGCTCTAATTGCATCATCAGTTTGTACTTTTGCAGTTCCATCACCATTAGATTGTAACAAATCTCCTTTAGCAACAGTTTCACCTTGTTTAATTCTAACGACAAATGAACCAACGGAAGCTACATAAAAATCATTGTAACCTTCGCCATCTTCATCATAAGCACTAAATACACCATAAACATTCTTAGCATCTGTTGTGTCAGATACTTTTGATTTAACGTGTTTAATATCTTTTTCTTTTACAATTGTTGCTTGAACATCTGTTCCTTCGTGGTTGTAAGTAACAGTATCTCCAACAGATTGACCATCAGCTAATACATGAGGTACAACATGATTTTCAGTATTAGTTACATCATTACCATCATTATCTTGTGTAGTGGTAGTAGTTTCAAAATGTAAATTATACCAATCGCACATTTCATCTAAAGATTCTAAAACTGTTCCTCTTAAAATGTTTGGTTTAGAGTTATCTGTAAATCTTGACCAGTGAGTTCCTGTAAATCCATTGTAAGTTACTGATGAACCACTTACATCTATAGTTCCTTCTAAATTAGTATCTTGTCTAAATTCAACTAATCTTCCATCATTTGTTAGTCGATTAATTTGTATAGGTGCATCTCCATCTTGAGTAGCAGTTAAATACCCATAACCTAATACTGCACCTCTTGTACTTTGTGCTGTAGTTGTTTTACCTACTAATACATTACCAGAACTGTCTATACGCATACGTTCTGTACTAGCTGTTCCAAATGCTAAATTATTATCTGCGGGTCTATAAATTGATGCGGCAGTGGCAGGAGTTGATATGCTTCCACCAAAGTTAATGTAGTTATCAAACCGAGCAATACCGCTAACATGCAACGGATATGATGGAGCTGTACCAATCCCAACATTCTCACTACTATCAATCGTAATCGCTGTGCTTGTGGCATTGTCATCTATACCAGTTGAAGTAAAATCGGTAATTGTAGCACCTGATGCAATGTTAACAGAATCCCCACTCGCACCTAGGGTTAACGTGGTTCCTGATTGAGGTTCTATTGCATCGACTTCGAGTTTGCTCATATTATACTCCTATTAACGCTTTTATTTCAGCGTCAGTTAATCCTAAATCTTTTAGCTTCTGTTTACCAGATATTTTTTTATCTATTGCTGCTTGTTCTGCATCTTTTAATTCTTGTATCTTAGCTTCTACTTCTGTTTTTGTTGGCATGGTAGCTGTGTCATCATTTAAGATTAAACATTCATAACACATTCGTTGGTCGTTAGGTATTTTGTTTCCTTGTGCGTCAAAATTTTTCCAACCATACCATTGAGGTTTGTCTGTATTAAAATAAGCTAATGCTTTTTGTAAGTAGTCTATTTTCATTATTGACTATCTCCTAATCTAATAAAAGTAAAAGTTGTTTGATTGTCTGAAGAAGATCCACCTACTGAACTTCCTGCTGCTATACTACTAGCTGAAAATCTTACTTTTACATTACTTGTATCTGTAACATTGACATAAGTAAAACCTATAGCATCATTTAAAAAACTACCAGAAGCACCTGAAGCTATAGTACTTACTAATAAATCATAGGTAGAATTATTTATTGTACCATTTATATAAACAGAAACATTATCTAAAGATGCTAGGATTCTTGATTTTACAGATACATAATATAACCCAGTTTGAGGAAAAGTCCAAGTACCTGAAGCAACTGACATTCCAGTTCCTATTTTTGAAAATGAAGCATCATCAACTCTTTCTAAATTAGATGCTATTGGATTTACATCTGCTGTAATATCAGCAGTTAATCTCCACATATCAGCTTCTGTAATTCCTAAATTATTAATAGCACCCGCTGCAACATTAATGGTATCCCCACTCGCACCTAGGGTTAACGTGGTTCCTGATTGAGGTTCTATTGCATCGACTTCAAGTTTGCTCATTAGCTATTCTCCTTTGGGTATTTATTTTTTACTGCATTAATAGCATCTTGCCAAGTATTAGTTCCATTAACTTTATCCCAGTATTGCATATCTAATTGGTCTTGAATAGATGGATATTCTTCTGCTCTATCTCTTTGATATTGATTAGCTTCGTATTCAGCTTGTAACTCTGCCATTTTAGCTTGTATATCTTCTTTAGAGATTGGTGCAGTGTTATTCAACCATTCTATTTCACAAGTGTTAATGTCCGTTCCTCTAACACTTGCTACTGCATTAGGATTTATTTTTAATATTGCTTCAAGTATCATTATCCAGCTATCTCCATTAATGTTATTGTTGAAGCTGAATCACCAGCACTCCCAGCATAATTATTAATTCTTATATATTGTCCTGCTCCAGCACTTCCTTTGTATTGCACTTTATACGTAAGTGCACTTGTGCTAGAGGGAGAGTCAAGAAAATTAAAAGAGACCTGACCTGAAATTGCAGAACTAGCAGATAAAACTGTTTCAAAAACTCTAATTGAAGAACCAGCTCTTAATAAATCCATTGATATTGTTTGTGCTGATGCTGTATTAGTTCCCAAATTAGCACTTACTATAACTAAAACTTTATTAGAAGTTGATGTTGGTGTAATATTTAAAGTTATTCCAGTGTCAGTATAAGTTTGTGAATTAGTTTGACCAAAAGTACTATAGACTTGTTGAACAACCTGCAAAACCTTACCCATACCTGCACCTAAAGTACCACTATTAGATAATGTAGCTCCACTAGGAATCGTAATCGTATCCCCTGATGCCCCAATCGTGATCGTATCAGCATTTTCATTGATAATGTTATTGCCGCTTTGATCCTGGATCGTGTCTACTTTTAATATAGATGCCATTAACTATTTCCTCCGTTATCAATTACCACACCACCTTCTGCAATCCACTCTTGTATTGCTTGGTAATCTGTGTTTGCTTCGTCTAGTGGTACTGACATTTTTTTACCATCTTGTAAAATACAAAAATAATAAATAAATTCATTATTTAGATATATTTTTTCGACACTATTAAACATAATTATAACTCCGCACTATATAATATAAAATCTGATGTTGTTGCACATTTAACTACTGAACTAGCAGCAGTAACTCCATGTGATGTTTTATTTCCTTGTAACCACCAGCTTTGTAAACAACTTCCTGTTCCAAAACCCCAAGTCCAACCAGTATAATCTGTATTTAATCTATGAACAATAACATCACCATTTTCGGTAAGGCTTGGTGTTGTTCTCATTGGTACTGGTGGAGATA